CCTGTAGCCTGAATCTTGTCACTCACTTATGGGATCAACAGGTGGTTCCGGTGGTTTCGGAGTGATATAAAAAGTAAGAGTATAAGGATCCCAGTTTAAAACTTCTGTTTCAGGGTTGTAAGCAGGTTCAACGTACGGACCAGTGTATCCAGCATCTGCAATTTCTTCTGCTGTAAATGTAGATGGATCTGTACGTGTAGAACCATCGCTTAAACGGATACGAAAAGGTAAAACCTGGGGCCAACAGGTATGGTAAGAGTAGAGCATCATGCAAACCTCAACGAGAATTGGTACATACCTTGAGTGCTGTCAGATAACACAAACATGCGAGTGCCGTCAGGAGAAACGCGGACGCCCCATGGAGTGCTTGCTGTTCCAGTTAATCCAAGCAAAGGAATTAACTCAACTGTACTAAGTGTTGCTGTCGTTAAATCGTTCGGAGATGTAAGCGTAATTTGTCGAACTTGCCTGCCGCCCGCAGGGTTTGCTGCATTGCTATCTAGTGTCACATAAATCCGCAATCCATCTGCAGTTACATGAATGCCATAACTTCCAGTAACTGAAAAACTTTGGGATAACGTTGCCGTGCCTAATTCATAGGCGGTTGATAACGTGTATTTGCGGACGCTATTACTGCCGCCAGTTAAAAACAAAAGTGTGCCGTCGCTGTTAATATGAAGACCTCTTGGTGTAGTTTCAGTACCGCCAACATAAGTAAAACCTTTTGCGGTGCCAGTATCCCAAGCTGTACCTAACTGAATTTCATAAACACAGTCATTGGTGCGACCTAGGACATAAATCTCAGTGCCATCGTCTTTGAACGTGACGCCCGTTGGAGCAGGCTCAAAACCAATCGAGAGTGACTTAGAAAAAGAAATTGTTGACACGTTCCAGGCAGTAGACAGCGTGAACTCACGCACGGCATCATTGGCTTGACCTATAACGTACATCTTGGTGCCGTCGTCCTTGAACCACAAGCCACTCGGTGCAGTCTCTCCTACAGTGGCAGAGACACGCAAGAATGTAGCGGTGCTGACATCCCATGCCGTGCTTAGGTCATACTCATTAACATCGTCACCTGTTGATCCTATGACGTACATCTTGAGGCCGTCAGGCTTAAAGAACACATCACTAGGGTTTATTTCTTCTGTGCCAACTGCTTTGCTTTTACTGGCATAACTTGCAGTAGCAATGTCCCAAGCGGTACTTAACGTGTATTGATACACCGTGTCGGTAGTTGCTCCGACCATGTAAAAAGTCAAGCCATCACTCTTGAAGAAAATGCCCTGTGCGTTGGTATCTTGAGTGTTTACACTAAAGCTCTTAGTGGAATAAGTAGCTGTGCTGACATCCCACGCAGTGCTCAGTGTGTATTGATACACTATCCTACTGGTGTTACCTAAAACGTACATCTTGGTGCCACTGTCACCAAAGACGAAACCCTCTGACGATAGATCTTGCGTGCCAATGTAAACCCTCTTTACATCAACCGTGGCCGTAGCAAGGTCATAAGGCGTAGATAACGTACACGACCAGACGGTAGCACCAGCCCGTCCAGTAAACCACAGACGGGTGCCATCGTTGCTAATTGCAAGTCCATTACAGTTAAGGTCCCAATCACCAACTACCAGGCTTTTACCTGAATAGGTGATGGTTGAAAGATCCCAAGGCGTCGAACATTCGTATTGAAATATGATGGCTGTTGTTCTAGTTCCAGTTACGGATACATAGACATACCGGCCATCACGACTGACATCGAAACCGTTTTCAATACCAGAACTTGCCAGCGCGTTGAACACATTGTCGTAACCAAAGCGGCTTACGTACTTTTTGGCATCTTGCAACGCTACTATGTCATCAGCTTGATAAACTCCTGATGCTCGTTTGCTGTCTGTGCCGCCAATAACTCCGAGTCTCATCAGCTAATATCCTCGTAACCGATAACAAGAACTAAATCACTATTTGCACTAGCTTGTGCACGAAGACTATCTCCTTCTTCAAGATAGAAATAAGTTTCTTTTGTGCTGAGAACTTGTGTACTATCAGGTGCTACAGCAATTGTAAAAGCAATATAACGATCTGTAGTACCATCAAAAATAGAAAGACTAATATCAGCAGCATTTACACCATCTACGTTGGCGCAAAAAATACTATTGATCTTTAATACTTTATTGCTTGCAGCAGCGTTACTTAGTGCTGCAGCTAAGGTGGTTGTAACAGCATAGCGAGCTGTCTTACCTGTGATTGTTGTAGGAGATTTTAAATTAGGTGCAGCCATTAGAAGATCATTCCAGCAATAACAGGGTCAACAGTAACGCTACCACCGCCACCAGTAGCTGTGATTGTGGTGCCAGAAATTGATAGACCAGAGCCAACAGTTAAGTATGTCAGCTTGCTATCACTATCATCCCAAAACACTATTTTATCAGAGCCTGCATCGTCAGCACTGATAGTACCTGAGCTAACAGAAATAATATCTGCAATTGAAACAGCAGCAGATGTTACTTCAGAAGTTAAGGTAGTGCCACTGATAGTTAAACCTGTGCTTACCGTAAGATAAGTTAGTTTGCTGGCACTATCATCCCAAAAGACAATCTTGTCAGAACCTGCATCGTCAGCACCGATGATGTTAGAGCTTGCATCAAGCACATCAGCAGCAGAAGCAGCAATCGTGACGCTACCTCCTCCACCGCCTCCGGTTGAAACAATATCTAAGTTACCAGTGAAAGGATTATACTGATAAGCCACAATCAACTCCTAGTAATAGTAAGAAGATTGTTCAGACCATCATAGGTTAAAGTCAAAGTAGCAACCGTAATACCACTGGAGCCACCCTCTTTATAGGTAATACCAGTTACGTTGCCACTTGTATATGACAAGCTAACGTAATCATGTGCAGGAACAAGAAGTCCCTGGATTACATTAACTGTGTTTGGCATGTTGTTAAAAGCTGCCATATTCAACCAGTCTTTCTACCACTATACAACGGGGACTGCTGAATCCAGTAGCAGATAACGTTACTCAGTTAATGCGTAATGATCTTGACGGATCTTATCAAATTCTTCTTCTAAACAGATACGCATTTGTGAATGTTGAGAAGGAGTTTTTAATCCGTCCCAAAGAATACTGACGTAGCAAACCCTGCTGGTGCGACCATTGCTTGAAGTCAGTACTTTGATGGTGTTGCCAACCACAACACCACGGCGATGGCTTGTGTACTTTTTAACAATCTCTCGTGCTTCCTTGCGGATAGCAGAGATTAGAGATGCTTTCGGGCGCTCTGCTACCCGATCACCTGGCTGGAACTTCGGTTGAATCGTCGCTGGCTTCCTCGTCATTGGGAAAGAGATCCAAGCTCTCGATGTACTCGCGCATCATGGTAGCAAAAGTTTCGTCGGTGAAATCTTTAATAAAGTTGTACTCAGGATGAGTCTCTTCATCCCACTCAAAAGAAAAGGTGCTGGTCTCCTCGTCAAAGGTAACGGTGAGACCAGCATCAGATGAAATGTCCATAGCAACAACTAGTGTTGCTTTATCTTACTGTTGATCAGTAATACCAAGTGCTTGCTGTAAACACCGCTCATACACCTGGCGCTCACCAGGTTCTAGGTTGGCATTAAACGGTGAGACAGTCTGACCAACGTGGAGCATCCCCATGTTCAGGGTCAGCAGAGAGGTCAGCCAGGGCTTCCCGTTACGTTCAGCAAAGACCAGGAAGGCTTTGTGCTGAAGCACACGGTCGTCATAGCCAGCTGAACCAACGCAATTACGGACTGCCTTGCCCCAGCGGATGACTTCGTGGTTGGTAGAAGGCTGGAACATATGAATGGTTCCAACTTCAGTTTCAAAAGTAACTGGAGACGGAATCAAATCCATAGGTAAGTTCTTCAGTTGGTTATCCAGTTGAAGAGTAATACCAACATAATGATCATGAACTTCTTGAAGACGCCAACGCTTAGGTTCTTTTAAGTATTCAGGATTAGGAGTTACACAATTATCAATATATCGTCTGACTTGCATTAACATATCCATCGTGTCACGAATGGTTGTATCGTAATCACGCTTTTGTTTAATTTCAATCTCTTCTAAAATCCAGTTAGCAAACATCTGTGGAGTAATTTTAGAGCGTAACCACTCCATAAATTCTCCTTTAAAGCCTGGCCTTACATACTCAAGCTTGTAGAATACTCCCCATGTTGACCAGTGAGTAGAGAATTTATACTCAGCAAACTG